AGAAGATCAAGAAATACCAGACGAACACCTCAAGGTGGATGAAAAAAATAAACGAGTAGTTACATTAGGTGAAACCATGATGCAAAGTAGATGGGGATCATCTATAAGAATGGGTTATGTGTTGGATGAAGCTGATCAGAACGATTTAGCTGCTGAAGTAAGTGGAGAATCAGAATCGTTCGCAGAAGATGGTGCAGAGAATAGTCCTATAATGATTATTCGTAATGGAGACGTTGGAATTCCTAATGCAGACGACTCAGGTAGAATTATTCTTGCGTCCAATCATTACCTTACAACAGATGCACTTGCTCCAAAGAGTCATAGTGGATCACCAGAACAATATCTTGGATCACAAGTATTGATTGAGTCTGGGAGATTGGTATTCCATTCTAATGAAGATGATTTGATTATATCTTCTGTTGGAGCTATTGGAATAACATCCAAAGAATGGTCAGTTGATTTGACTGCACTGATGGATCAGATGGAAGCTTTGGTTGAAGCAATCACAAAAATGACACACCCAACTGGAGTTGGACCATCGGGACCTCCAATCAATGTAGCTGATTTCACAAAGATAATGTCTGAACTCGCTAAAATGAAAAACTAATTATGATAGTATGGACAAAACTAGAGTCTGAAATATTCAACTTCCTGGATGGACAGAAGTCTGAAGGAACCGAAGAAACAGCTCGATTCTTTGCTGAATCGTATCACAACTCTGTGACCAATGCTATGGATCCAATGGGTAATGTGGTTGTATTGAAAAGCAAAGAAATATTAACAGCAGCGTGGATGCAAGTATTCGCAACACAACTAGCATCACCTAAAAGTTTGGGATCAGCTCCATACAACATTATAGGGGCAGCCATGATACAATATTGGACTGGTAATCCAGTATCTCCAGTTATTCCACATCCAGGAGCTGTGACGGGAACAGTGAATGTTTTGGTTTTTCCGGGTGTACCAACAACATTAGCAATAAACATATACAATGCATTTCAAATGGAAGATGCTGGTGATGTTGCAAGAGATTTGGTTGTAGCATATAAAGATCACTTATCAACCACTACCGGATTGTTTACTGGAATTACTCCGGCACCTTCCCCAATTGTTGTACCTTGGATCGGTCTAAACTAGATACACGTTATATTTATATACAATAACAAAACATTAAGAGTAGCACATCATGACAAAAAAAGACTTGGTAAGACTTATCAGAGCGGTTGTAAAATCAGAAGTAAAGAAAATAGTGCAATCGGAAATAAACGAAGCAATGACGATTCTTGAACAAAAGAAATCTCAAAGCATGACATTATCTGAAGCAGTAACAGACACTAGGAATGGATCTCTTTCAAACGACGAACCATGGCCTTCAATGGGTGATTTCAAATCAAACATGAGAGCTCAGTTCGCAGCTATGAATGGACAAACTATGACTCCACAAACTGACATTGGTGGAAGACCGGTAGATCAAAGCAAATTGGATCCAACAATATCTAAAGCACTAAACAGAGATTACTCAGAGCTAGTTAAAAGATTCAAATAATGTATAAAAGATCTCAACATAAAATCAACCCAATAGATCTCGATACTGATATCGCGACTGGGATTGGTTTACCAATGTCTGGGGTAAAGTATGGTACATTTAATTCTCTGTACACATCAAAAGAACAGATAATAGCTAATCTTGAAAATCTGATACTTACTATGAAAGGTGAACGAGTTATGGAGCCTGAGTTTGGTACTGACGTGTATAGAGTTATATTTGAGAATGTGGGTCCTGGTCAAACAACAAAACTTTTATCAGCTTCAATTAAGGCTGCTGTTAAAAGATGGATGCCACTACTAAATATAACAGATGTTACCTCGGTAATGGATGAACACTTATTAACTATAGGAATATCATTCACTGTTCCAGGGTACGCAATCAACGAAGATATTAAATTAAACATACAAAGATAAAAAAATGGCAAAAGGTGAGAAAGTGTCGAAAGACATAAAATATTCAAACAAAGACTTCGGTGGGATCAAAAATGAATTGATGTCGTATGCAAAAAACTATTTTCCAACAGCATACAACGACTTCAGCTCAGCATCACCAGGTATGATGTTTATGGAGATGGCTGCGTATGTGGGAGATGTTCTTTCTTACTATACAGACTACTCTATGAAGGAGAACATGATCCAACACGCACAAGAAAGAAAAAACTTATACTCACTAGCTCAATCATTTGGATATAAACCAAAAGTAAGTGTAGCATCGGTTGTAACTATTGATGCATTCATGGAAGTACCTGCAACCGGAACGGGAGCTGCAAGTGCACCTGATTACGATTATGCTCCAATTCTTTTGACTGGGATGGTTATCAAGAACTCAGGTGGAATTAAATTCACAACAATTAATGATATAGATTTTGCATCGGAAGGTTCTGATGATGTAGTAGATGTTTCTATATCAAGAGTTGATGGTAATGGACAACCAACACACTACATACTAAAGAAACAAGTTCAAGCTGTTAGTGGAGAAGGTAAGACAAAATCCATAACTTTAGGTGATCCAGAAAAATATAAAAAGATATTGATTAGTGATGACAATATAATTGGAATAGACAAGGTGGTGGATTCAGATGACAATATATGGTATGAAGTACCTTATTTGGCTCAAGACACTTTGTTTGAAAGTCACGTTAACTCATCTGCTTTTGATCCAACACAAAGTGATAATTCGAAAGCAGCACCATACATTCTTAGTTTAAGAAAAACAACTAGAAGATTCATATCAAACATAACATCAGAAAATAAATTCGAAATACAGTTTGGTTCTGGGATATCCACAGACCCTGATGTTGAGATAATACCATCACCATCAAATGTAGGAAAGAAAATAATAGGATCATCAGATAATATGGACATATCGTTCGACCCTTCAAATTTCCTATACACTAACACATATGGGCAAGTACCGGCAAATACCACTCTCACAGTACATTATTCTACTGGATATGGTATAAAAGGGAATGTTGACTCAGATCAACTAACAACCATAGTTAGTGGAAAATCTTTCTCATTTAGGGTGGATGGATTAAACAGTACTCTTAAAACTGCGGTTGAAGGATCTTTAACGATCAACAATCCAGAACCAGCTACTGGTGGTAAGTCTACTGAAACACTCGAGGAAGTTAGAAATAATGCATTGGCACATTTCGCTACTCAACAAAGAGCAGTAACAAAAGAAGATTATATAATTAGAGCTTATTCACTTCCATCAAAGTTTGGATCAGTGAATAAAGTGTGTATGGAACAAGATTCTCAGATAGACAACAAAACAGAAAAACCTGTGAACAATCCATTAGCTTTGAATATGTATGTGTTGGGTTACAACAAAGAAAAAAGTTTAACAAACTTGAACTCAACAACAAAAGGTAATCTTAAAAAATATTTGTCTCAATACAGATTGATGACAGACTCAATTAATATAAAGAATGGATACATAATTAATATGGGTATAAACTTCAGCATAGTTGTTTTACCTGGTAGAAATTCTAAAGAAGTTATTCTAAGATGTATAGATGCTTTGAAAGCAGAATTCCATATTGATCGTATGCAATTCAATCAGCCAATAATAGTTAAGGACACTATCCTTACTCTTGCCAATGTGGAAGGAGTACAATCTGTTATAAATGTTGATTTCGTTAACAAATGGAGAGAGTCGGGAGGTTATTCTGGTAACAAGTATGACCTTGAATTGGCCAATCAAAATGGAATAATATATCCATCTCTTGACCCAGCGGTTTTTGAAATCAAGTTTCCTAACAAAGACATTAAAGGAGAGGTAGTAACATACTAGACTATTATGATATATACACTAAACCCAAGCAAAGACACAACGATATACGAATTCGATCAAACTAGAAATACTGGTGTTGATCAAATGCTCGAATTACATAAACATACTGTGACTCCAACAGTGAACGGAATCAAAAATTCTAGAATCCTAATGAGTTTTGATTTGACTGAATACAATGCAGCTGTTTCGGGTGTAACTGTGAACAAGATGGATCTACAGTTATGGTCTGCGAACACAAACAATGTTTCAAACGATTACATAGTGGAGTTTCGCTCAAATATCTCTACCGATTTTGATTGGGGTATGGGAACGGGATTGTTGGTTGATAATCCAGCAAAAACTAATGGTGCAAATTGGACCACAAAAGATGGAGTAAATGCTTATTCGGCCAACAACATAAGAACTTTACAAGGGTCTGTAACGAAATCGGTGAACGACAATAGTGATATCTTGGTAGACTTGACAACACTGTGGACTCAAGAAAGTGCTGTGGGCTCAATAAATATGTGGATCAAAAGACCAGATGCTGAAGAACAAAGTGCTGTGGACTTAGGACACTTACAATACTTTTCAAACGAAACAAAAACAATATACAGACCACAACTAAACATTCATTGGGATGATTCTAGTTACACGTTGGGAACACAAACGGTAATTACTGACGACAACATAAGAGTGTTGGCAGCAAACGCAAAAACAATTTACTCCCCAGGAGAAAGAACAAAGTTATCTATAAAAGCTATTCCAATGAATAAGTTACAAGGTTATTCAACTGGGTCATTGATATCTAGTAATAAAAATTTAGTTTTACCTGTAACTTCCCTATACAAAATAACTGACGTAGTATCAGGAGAAGATGTTCACGGATACTACCAGGAAAGTACAAAAGTAAGTTGTGATGCATATGGATCATACATGAACTTATGGACAGACACATTGGTTCCAAACAGAGAGTATAGTGTATCAATAAAAGTTGTTAACAGAGGATACTCAGGAAGAATAGAATACTTTAACGATGTTCACAATTTTAGAGTAGAAGGATAATATGGCAATCGGAAGGAGTTTATATAGAAGGATGAGAGCAACCAAAGCAGCACTCACCAAAGCTGATAGTTTCAAGACAAATTATTCTAAACCTATTGCTGACAACGATGCATTAGAACTAACTCCAAATGATGCACTTATAATCAGTGATAAAGAAGGACACAAAAATATTGTCAATATAGATGGAATAAGAACAGAGTGGACTAGTGATTCCGTAGAAAAGAATATGGACATGAAAATATGGCAACTGCTTACTCCTGAAGGATACAAAACTCCAATAGAAGAAGCAATTGAAGAGGCTGAAGAAACAGTAGAACCACCATTAGCTAAACCTCAATTCTTATCGTTGATGGCTCGAAACAACAGATACACAGTTGCAGAAGGAAGAGCTTATGAAGGATACAGACATACAAAAAGACCTTTTGTTCCTGCGGGAAGTAGTTTAAGTGGAGGAGATTCATCGGCCATTAAACCAACATTCTTGTTTTATCATGATTCACATCCTTTATTCTTTGTGAGAGAGGTAATGAGTTATGAAGATGAAAATGGAGACAACATCAGAGATGGTTTGGAATACGAATGGACTTTGGATGGTGATGTTGTGTCAAACAAACCATTCTTCCAAATGTACAATGCACAATCAGACAATGAGGTTCAATGGAGAGAAAGTAAAGATAGAACCATAACTTGTAAAGTAACAAACAAGGAAGGATCAATCAGTCAAGATTTAATATTCAGAGTTTATGGTGCTCAAGATGGATCCAATGGAGACAATTCTCATAGAGCACTAAAAGGGTTCTATTATGAGTTTGATCAACAAAGATTTGATCTAGGTAAATTGTCACCTATAGCTAAAATAGAAGATCCAAGATTTGCCAACAGAACCATCAAAATTGAAAAGATAAATTTGAATTTTGGAAG